ATGAAGCGCGTCGCCCCTCCGCTCACCAAGCGCGCCCGCGAGCTTCGCAATAATGCTACCCCAGCCGAGCGCGCCGTCTGGCGACAGCTTCGGCACGTCAGCCCGCGCTTTACCCGCCAGCTCCCGATCGGCCCGTTCATCGCCGACTTCGCCTGCCGGACTGCGCGGATCGTGGTCGAACTCGATGGCCGCTCGCACGACGCGACCGAGGCCTATGACGCCGCACGGACCCGGTATCTTGAAGCGCAAGGCTGGACGGTCCTGCGCTTTGCCAACGAGTACGCGCGTGAGTGGCCCGAGGGCGTCGCCGGTGCCTGTCAACAGGCCGCCGAAGCCGGCGGCACCCACCCCCGACCCCTCCCTGAAGAGGGAGGGGGGAAGAGAAACGAACCAAAAACGCACAAAATGCTTGACTAGCGCAACGCTTCAGGCTATACGAAACCCAGCCTGACGAATCGCGTCCACGGCGAACCCCGCAATTTACGCGCTGCCTTCCCCGACCGGCCCATTGCCGTCGCCGGAGGCCGCGCGCCTGTCCGAAAGGTCCCGGTCGATGCCCCATCGTACCCCTGCGCTCGCCGATCCGGTTCGTTCCGCTGCTTATTTCGCGGCACTGGCCGAGACGCATTCGCTTGTAGCCGCTGCCAGCGCGGCGGGAATCGGCAACCCCGCCGTCAGCCATTATCGCCGACGCCATCCGGAGTTCGATGCACAGGTCAACGCCGTGCTCGGGCGACCGCTCGACCATGACAGCAGCCGCCGGACGTTTAGCAACGCACGCCAGCGCATCTTTCTGGATCGGCTGGCAGAATCGGGCTGCGCGCGTGACGCTGCCGAAGCCGCCGGTGTGTCGGGCTCGACACCCTATGGCCTGCGCCGCCGCGACATGAAGTTCGCTGCCGCCTGGGCCGCCGCACGCGACGAGGCGGTCGACCGCGCCTTCGGGCGCCTGCTGCATCAGTCGATTCACGGCTTCGTCAATGTCGATGTCGTCGGTGGAATCGAAAAGCGAAGCGTGCGCCACGAAGCCGGCACCGTGCTCAAGCTGCTCGATCGCTACGACGCCAAGCGCAGCCGCCAGCCGGGAACGGGGCGCTTTGTCGAACTGACCCCCGAGCGCGTCGCGGCGGCACGCACGTCGATCCTCCGCCGTCTCAACGACGGTGGCAGCCTGATCACCATGGCGGAAGCCGTGAGGGCCGCAGGGCTGTTGCCGGCGACGACTCCGGCCACCGCGGCATGAGCGCCGATGACGCGCTGACCGTCGACCAGGTCGCGGCGATCCCAGCCGACGACGCCGTGGCGGTTGCCGAAAGCTTCATGGTGCGCGGCCCGCAAAAGCCGCCGAAAGGCGACTGGACCACCTGGCTGATCCTCGCGGGTCGCGGCTTCGGCAAGACAGCGACTGGCGCTGCCTTCATCGACGAGTTGGCGATCGGCTGCCCCGGCGCCCGCATCGCGCTGATCGCCGCGACCGCCGCCGACGCGCGCGCGGTGATGGTCGAGGGGGAGGCGGGGTTGCTGGCGCGCAACCCGGCGATCAACTTCTCGCCCGCGCGCCGTCGCCTCGCCTGGCCGGGGGGCTCGTCGGCGATGCTGTTCTCGGCCGCCGACACCGAACAGGTTCGCGGGCCCAGCTTCCACTTCGCCTGGGGCGACGAGGCGGCGCACTGGGACCGCGGCGACGCGGTGCTCGCGAACCTGCGCATGGCGCTGCGGCTGGGCGACCATCCGCGGCTGCTGCTAACCACGACGCCCAAGCCGCTGCGCTGGCTGAAGCAGCTCGCCGTGGCCCCCGGCGTGGTGACGACGCGTGGCCGCACGGCGGACAATGCCGCGAACCTGCCGGCGCCCTTCGTCGAGGGGCTGACCCGCGACTATGCCGGCACGGCACGCGGGCGGCAGGAGCTCGACGGCGAATTCGTCGACGCGACCGAAGGCGCGCTGTGGTCGCGCGAGGGACTGGAGGCGTGCCGTATCGGCTCGGCGCCGCCCTGCGTGCGCATCGTCGTCGCGGTCGATCCGCCCGCCGGGGCGGGGGCGCGGGCCGACGCCTGCGGGATCGTCGTCGCGGGGCTCGACGCCAAGGGGCGCGGCATCGTGCTCGCCGACCGCAGCGTCCAGGGCTTGCAGCCGGCGGCGTGGGCAAGGGCAGTGGTCGCGGCGGCGGACGACTTCGGGGCCGATCTGGTGATCGCCGAGGCGAACAACGGCGGCACGATGGTCACCCACACGCTGCGCGGGGTCGACAGTAACCTCAACGTCCGCGCGGTGCACGCGAGCGCCGGCAAGGTGGCGCGCGCCGAGCCGGTGGCGGCGCTCTACGACGCGGGGCGCGTCAGCCACGCCGGCGTGTTCCCGGACCTCGAGGACGAGATGTGCGCGCTCGGCCGCGGCGGCGCGTGGGACGGGCCGGGGTCGCCCGACCGCGCCGACGCGCTGGTGTGGGCGCTGACCGAGCTGATGCTGGGTAAGCGCCGCGCCGAGCCGGGTGTGCGGATGTTGTGAACGCGGGCGCGCCAAGTGGCGCGCACCCTGTCGTCATCCCCGCGAAGGCGGGGACCCAAAGTCACGGACTTCGCTTCGACACCGGCACCCCTTTGTCCGCGATCGGTGACCTTGGGTCCCCGCCTTCGCGGGGATGACGAAGATTTTGCGCCACCTCCAATCGAGAGAGGCCCACATATGAAATTCCCCTTCCTCACCAAGCGCGCCCGCGCGTCGGTGCCGCGCGCGCCGTGGCTCAGCGCCTGGGCGCAATCCGACCCGCCGCGCAGTTACGAGGCGCAGGTCCGCGCCGCCTTCCTCGCCAATCCGGTGGCGCAGCGCAGCGTGCGGCTGATCGCGGAAGGCGTCGCCGGTGCGCCGATCCAGTCGACCCCCGCCGGCCATCCGGCGCTGGCATTGCTCGGCCGCGACGGTGCGCTCCTCGAAACCATCGCGGCAAACCTGCTCCTTCACGGCAATGCCTATGTCGAGGTGGCGCTGGGGGCCGCCGGACTGCCCGTCGCGCTGTACGCGCTGCGGCCAGAGCGCCTGACGGTGGAGGCCGATGCGAGCGGCTGGCCGGTGGCGTATCTGTATCGTGCCGGTGATGTCGCGACGCGCTATCCGGCGGAGACGCGGGGCGATGCGGCGGGGCTGCTGCACCTGCGGGCGTACCACCCGCTCGACGATCACTATGGGCTCGGTTGCCTGGGGGCGGCGGCAAGCGCGGTCGACGTCCACAATGCGGCGGCGCGCTGGAACAAGTCGCTGCTCGACAATGCGGCGCGGCCGAGCGGCGCGCTGGTCTACGAACCCGGCGACGGATCGGCGCTGTCGGCGGCGCAGTACGAGCGGCTGAAGGACCAGATGGGTGAGCAGTACATGGGTGCGGCGAACGCCGGGCGCCCCATGCTGCTCGATGGCGGGATGCGCTGGCAGCCGCTGTCGCTGACGCCTGCGGAGATGGACTTCGTCCGCGTCCGAGACACCGCCAGCCGCGAGATCGCGCTGGCGTTCGGGGTGCCGCCGATGCTGCTCGGCCTGCCCGGCGACGCGACCTACGCCAATTACCGCGAGGCCAACATGGCGCTGTGGCGGCTGACGCTGCTGCCGCTGTGCGCGCGCATCCTGGGCGGCCTGTCGCGGCATCTGCAGGACTGGTGGCCCGACCTGGTGCTCGACATCGACCGCGACGCGATTCCGGCCCTGTCGGAGGACCGCGCGCGGCTGTGGGGGCAGGTCGCGGGCGCCGCCTTCCTGTCCGACGACGAGAAGCGCGCATTGTTGGGAGTGAATTCATGAACGTCAGCAAGCTGCTCGCCGCGGCGAGTGCGCAGGGTGCCGATGCGGCACAATTGATCGACCTGGTCGAGGCCGCGAGCGAGGCGGGCGCGACGCGCGCGCTGAGCCGCATCGGCCTGCACGACGAGGCCGCGGGCAAGGACATCGGCGACCTGCGCCAGCTCGTCCAGGGCTGGCGCGACGCCAAGTCGAGCGCCGCGCGCGCCGTCGTCACCTGGGCGGTTCGCGGGATGATCGCGCTGCTGATCCTGGGTCTCGCGATCAAGCTGGGGATGGTGCGATGAGGCTGGCGGGTTATGCCAGCATCTTCGACGCGCCCGACAGCGGCGGCGACGTCGTGCGGCGCGGCGCCTTTGCCGACGCGAGCCCGCGAGTGCCGCTGCTGTGGCAGCACGCGACCGACGAGCCGATCGGGTTCGTCGAGAGCCTGTCCGAGGATGCCCGCGGGCTGCGGGTCGTGGCGCGCATTGCCGATACGCGGCGGGGGAACGATGCCGCGACCCTGCTCAAGGCCGGCGCCCTCGACGGGCTGTCGTTCGGCTACCGGGTGCGCGCCAGCCGCCCGGGGCGGGGGACGCGCGAGCTGCTCGCGCTCGACCTGCTCGAAGTCTCGCTGGTGACCTTTCCGATGCAACGCGCGGCGCGGGTGATCGCCTTCGCGCAAGATTTTTAAGGAGAGACTGCATGACCTATGAAACCAAGGCGGATGCCCTCGAGGGCGTGTTCGAGGCGCACGCCGACACCACGGCGACCGATATCGCCGCGCTGAAGGCCGATGTCGCGCGATTGAACGCGCTGCCGCTGTCGCGCCCCGCGCTGAAGGCCGACGTGCCCGTGAGCCACGGCTTTACCGAGCGTTACCTGCGCAAGGGCCTTGAGGTCGCCGAGACCAAGTCGATGAACGGCACGACGCCCGGCGACGGCGGCGTCGCGGTGCCGCGCGAGATCGACGCCGCGATCGACCGGGTGCTCAAGTCGATCTCGCCGATCCGGTCGATCGCGCAGGTGGTCCAGATCGGTTCGGCGGGCTACCGCAAGCTGATCGCGGTCGGCGGCATCGCCAGCGGCTGGGTCAGCGAGACGGGCCCGCGCCCCGAGACCGCGACCGACGCCTTTCAGGAGATCGCGCCGCCGATGGGCGAGCTGTACGCCAACCCGGCGGCCAGCCAGGCGATGCTCGACGATGCGATGTTCGACGTCGAGGCGTGGCTGGCGGGCGAGATCGGCCGCGAATTCGCGCGTGCCGAGGGGGTGGCGTTCGTGAACGGCGACGGCCTGACCAAGCCCAAGGGCTTCCTGACCTATCCGACGAGCACCGCCGACGACGCGACGCGCCCCTTCGGCACCGTCCAGTACCTTCCGAGCGGGTCGACGACCGGCTTCGCGAGCGCCGACAAGCTGATCGACCTCGTCCATGCGCTGCGGGCGCCGTACCGGCAGGGGGCGTGCTTCGTGATGAGCGCCGCGACGCTGTCGAAGACGCGCCAGCTGAAGGACACGACGGGCCAGTATCTCTGGCAGCCCGCGATGACCGCCGGCCAGCCCGCGACTTTGCTCGGCTATCCGGTCGTCGAGGCCGAGGCGATGCCCGACATCGCGACGAACAGCTTGGCCGTGGCCTTCGGCAATTTCGAGGCGGCGTACCTGATCGCCGACCGGACCGCGACGCAGGTGCTTCGCGATCCCTATTCGAACAAGCCGTTCGTGCACTTCTACGCGACGCGGCGCGTCGGCGGGGCGCTGGTCAACGCGCATGCGCTGAAGCTGATGAAGTTCGCCGTGAGCTGACGCTTGCTCCCCCTCCCCTTCAGGGGAGGGGGTCGGGGGGTGGGGACGTTGGGTGATCGCGGCCTGCCCCACCCCCGGGCCGCGCGTGCCGCGCGTCTCTCGCGCCTCCCCTGAAGGGGAGGGGAGCGATCAATCCAAAGGAACCGCTATGACAATCACCGCCGCCTCGGTGGAGGCGAACGGCTGGGTGCTGCGCCTGACCGTCACCGGCACCCCCGGCAGCTTCGCCACCTACGCCCTCGACCCCGACGGCAGCCCCCGCGTCGCGCTGGCGTGCGTCCACCCCGGCTTCGCGCCGTCGGGCGGCACGGTCGCCTCAAACCCCAGCGCCCGCACGCTGGTCGCCACCAAGCCCCTGCGCAAACCCGTCAACCCGGCGTCGCCCACCACGCCCGTCATCGACGAGACCGACAACGGCAACGGCACCGTCACCGTCCGCCTGGCGCTGTCCGAGTTCGTCCACGCGACCGAGACCAGCGTCGCCTGCACCGTGCTCGCCGGCTGGCGCAGCGGCGCGGCGGCGCAGGCGGGGATCGCCGTCACCAACAACTCGACCTTCGTCGCGGCGGTGCCGATCTTCCGCTGGGCGCGGCTCGGCTATCGCCGGGAGACCGGCGCCTTCGACGTCGAGCTCGTCGCCTTCTCGCACCATCCGCAGGGTGTGGCGCCGGTTGCGGGGGTCAAGTTCACCGTCACCGACGGCACCACCGTCAAGACCGCCTGGGCGACCGCGCTGTCGACCTCCACCGCGTACGGCGACGCGCTGCGCTGCTACCGCGTGACCATCGACCCGGCGACCGCGACGGCGCTGACCGCCGGGCTGCTGCGCTGCGATGCCGAGGTCTACCCCTGGCTGGGCGCGATGCGCTCGACCGATCCGGCCGGCACGCGCAGCATGACCGGCCTCGCCACCGCGGGCTACGGCGACAGCGCGCAGCGGCCGCACGTCGTCGGCTACGACCCTGCGGGCACTCGCTATGCCGGGCAATATCTGTTCGTCGATCCCGCCGGCACCACGACCGCCAGCCTCGCGATGGTGCAGCCCAGCCACGCGGCGGCGAAGGCGCTGGCTTTGGGGTCGCGCCCGGCCAACATCACCACCGCGATCCAGGCGCTGTACCTCGCCAACCGCACCCTCACTGCGGCGAACGGCGGCGCGAGTGCGCTGCGGGCGACCGACGGCGCGATGATCCGGCTCGCGGCGGGCACCCATGTCCCGGGTTCGACGACGGTGTCGTTCGGCCTGACGTCGTCGGAGCTGCCGGTCGTCGTGGAGGGCGACCCCGACGACGCCGACCCGCGCGCCAACTGCATCCTGCGGACGCAGGCCAGCGCGCCCATCGCGCGCGTCACTCGGCTCAATTATCGCAACCTGCGCCTGGAGATCGGCGGCACCGCGCTGTTCGGATCGGGCACCGCCTATTGCACCCTCGAAAACGTCGAGGTGCGCGGCAAGGCGGGCAGCGAGGGCAGCGCCGTCACGGCGTTCCTCGGCGCGGTTGCGGGGCAATTGCCGCTGAACGCGGTGCGCTCGCGCTGGTGGCGTTCGGGCAGCCGCTTCGGCGGGTCGACGCAGCTGATCGGCCTGCTGCGCAATTGCGAGTGGAGCCGCACCGCCGACGCCGCTGCCGTCCTGGGCGGGCGCTTCATCCCGGCGACCGAGGACAGCACCGCGACGGGTGTCATCGCCGGGGTCGGCGGCCAGGCCGTGGTGACGCAGGGCAACAGCGAGGACGTCGTCATCACCGGCGTCGACCTGCGCAGCGTCAAGGGCCGCGCCTGGACGACGGTGGCGGTTCCCGCGGCGATGGCGGGCACGCCCAACCCCAGCTATCGCCGCCTCGCCTTCGTCAACAACCTGTGCGAGCGCATCGGCACCGACCAGCAGCCGTTCTTCTCCTTCGGCGAGGAGATCCTCGCGACGATGAGCTACAACATCGTCGAGGGGAACAGCTTCGCCGGCGAGCGCTGCAACCTCTTCTATTCGGACCCGCCGGTGACGAGCGTCGCCGACACCAACACCGTGCTCAACCAGGCGTTCGGCAACCGGGTCGCGAACAACGTCTTCGACTGGGCACCGACCAAGCACGACGCCTTCAACGACCCGCAGACCGCCACGATGCGCGGCACCCCCAACGGCTATCGCCCGCACATGGTCGACACCTGGTCGATTACCTACGGGGTCGGCTTCGAGGCGAATGTCGATTTCGGCCGGCATGCGTCTGCAGGCAATTTCGCGTTCGAATATATGGGCGTGCGCAGCGTCCAGACGGTCGGCGCGGCGGCGAACTGGCCCGACGACCGCTCGGCCTATGGCACGGGCACGGGGGGCGGCACCTACCGCCCGGCTGCAACGTCGCTGACCGCCGGGCGCGCCCGCCGCGCCAATGTCGATCGCGACCGGACCGGCGCAGTGCGCGGCACAACCTTCGCCAGCGGTGCCAACGACGTGCCGGCGGTGGTCGCGGTCGCGCTGGCGCCTGCCGGGGCGCTCTCGGCGTCGGGGTCGGGGTCGCCGCTGATCGCGTGGGCGGGGGAGCTGGGGCCGTACGGCGCACGCAGCCTGCAGCTGGCGACGTCACCGGCAACCTTCTGGTCGGCGGAGCTGATGCCAGCCCCGTCGATGCTCGCGTCGCTCGCGGGATCGCCCTTGCTGACCCTCGAGACGGTCATGCTCGCGCCCGCCTCGGCCAGCCACGGCACGCGCGATTTCGGGGCGGCGGTGCTGCCCGACCTGGTGTTCGCGACCGCCCGCCTGATGCGCATCTCGGGCGAGGTGCGCGTGCAGGTCGTCGAACCGGACCGGTTGCTGCTGGTCTGCTGATTTTTCACCACCACTGGAGACTGACACATGGCAAAATTCGTGAACGGCGCCGTCCTCGACGGTGCGCTGAACCTCGTCGCGACCGCGACGCGCATGGTCGCGGTGGCGGGCCAGCCAGCGACCTACGCCGCTGCCGACGCGGGCAAGCTCGCCGAGGCGACGCTGGCGGCGGGCGACTTCGCGCTCGCAGCCGGCGACATCTCGGGCCGTAAGGTGACCGTCGCGGCCAAGTCGGGACTGAGCGTCGTCGCGGCGGGCACCGCCGACCATATCGCCCTGCTCGATCCGGCGACCTCGACGTTGCTCTACGTCACGACCTGCCCGGCGCAGGCGCTGCCCGCGGGCGGCACGGTGAGCATCGGGACGTGGGCGGTGGAGATTGGGGCGCCCAGCTGAAGCGCGGCCGAGCGCAGCGAAGCGAGTGCGCTTGCACTCGTTAGCTGCGCGCGGACTCGCGCGAAGCCGGACGGCGGGTGAGCGGCCTGCCCGCTCAACCCATCCGACGGCGCGGCTTTGCCGCGACGCTGCTTCGACGCACCCTCTCCCAACCCCTCCCTGGCGCTTCGCGCCGGTCCCTCCCCCAGTGGGGGAGGGGAAAGGTGAACAATGACCATCTTCCTGAAAGACCCCCAGGCGGGAATCGACTACGCCGTCGACTGGGGCGCAGCCTATCTGCAGGGCCAGACGATCACCGGATCGGTGTGGGCCGTCACCCCCGACGAGGCCGAGGGCGTGCGCGTCACCGGCGAGCTGGGGAGCGCGACGCGCACCGCCGCGACGCTGGCGGGCGGCGAGCCGGGCAAGCTGTACCGCGTCGCTAACCGCGTCACGCTCAGCGACGGCCGCACCGACGAACGCTCGGTGACGCTGCGTATCGAGCAACGCTGATGATCGCGGGCGTTACCCCGGTCGGGGTCGACGAGGTCAAGGCGTATCTGCGCCTCGACGACGGCCATGAGGACGCGGTGATCGCCGGGCTGGTTCGCGCCGCGACCGACATGGCGGAGGCGTTCACCGGCCGGTGGCTGATCGCGCGCGACTTCACTGCCGTGCTGGCGGGGAGCGGCGGGTGGCAGCGGCTGATGCCGGTGCCCGTCGTCGCGATCACCGGCGTGACGGGCGCCGACGGGCCGCTGCCGGCCGGGGCGTGCGAGATCGACATCGATCGCCACGGCGTCGGCTGGGTCCGGCTGTTGTCGGGCGACGCCACGACGCGCGTCACCGTTTCGGCACGCGCGGGGCTGGCCGCCGATTGGAACGGCATTCCGGAGAGCGTCCGCGCCGGGATCGTGCGCTGTGCCGCGCAGCTGTTCGCGGCGCGCGACGAGGCGGCCGAGGGATTGCCCGCGGGGGTGACCGCGCTGTGGCGCCCGTGGCGGGCTTTGGCGATCTGAAGGAGGAAATCATGACCGAATTCAGCGGCTCCCTGCGCGAGCGCGTCGGGCTCGAGGACTGGGCGGGGACGCCCGAGGGGGGCGAGTGGCTGCCGGGCGGCGACGCCTGGGGGGCGTTGGTGCCCGCCGACCACGGCCCCGCGGTGCTGGGCGAGGGGCGTGTCGCGCGGCCGCGCTACCGGCTGACGCTGCGTGTCCGCGACGTCTCGCTGACGACGCGCGTGCGCTGGCGCGGCCGCGTCCTCAGCGTGCTGCGCGTCGAGCCCGACCCCCGCGCGCGCGACCGAACGACCCTGTTGGTGGAGGACCGCGGATGACCGATTTCCAGACCCTGCTGCGTGCCATCGAGGTACGCGGACGCGACGCCGCGGCACGCGCCGGCGATGCGCTGGCGGCCGCCGCGATCGCCGAACTGCCCGGCGTCGCCGTGACCCGCGACGGTGCCGACGTGCTGCTGACCGCGCCCGGGCTGCGCGCCCGCGCCTTCGGCTCGCGGCGGTCGCTGCCCGACCCGCGGCTTACCGGACTGGTTCGGTGAGCGCCTCGCTTGCCGTCCAGGCGGCGCTGCGCGCGGCGCTGCAGGGCATCGCCCCGGTGTTCGACACCGTGCCGGTGTCGTCGCCCGCGCCCTACCTGACGATCGGCCCCGACAGCATGACCGACTGGTCGACCAAGACGAGCCAGGGCCGCGAGCATCGTGTCCTGATCGGCGTGTGGGACGACGCGCCGGGCCGCACGCGCGTCAAGGCGCTGCTCGGCCAGGTCGAGGCGGCGGTGCTGGCGCTGTCGGGAAACCAGGACGGTGTCCGAATCGCGCATGTCCTGTTCGTCCGCAGCTTCGTCGAACGCGACCCCGAAGGCTGGAGCCACGGCGTCGCCGATTTTCGCATCCGTACCGAGATGATCTGACGCTCATTCCTCCCACCGTCATGCTGGCGAACGCCAGCACCCACCCCGGCGCGACCTCAAAACATCGGGATCGGACCACCATGGGTGCTGGCGTTCGCCAGCAGGACGAACTTCCAAGATTGGAGAACCGATATGGCTTCCGAGAAGGGCTCGGCCTTCCTGCTGAAGGTCGGCGACGGCGCGGTGCCGCCCGCCTACACGACGATCGCCGGGCTGCGCACGACGCAGCTGAGCGTCAACGCCGACAGCGTGGTGATCACCAACAAGGGCTCGGGCGGCTGGCGCGAATTGCTGTCGGGGGCGGGGGTGCGCTCGGTGTCGCTCAGCGGCGCGGGGGTGTTCTCGGGCACGGTGGCGGAGGCGCGGGTCAAGGCGTCGGCGCTGGCGGGCACGCTCGACGACTATCAGGTGTCGTTCGAGAGCGGCGAGCGGCTGACCGGGCGCTTCCTGATCACCCGCCTCGATTACGCCGGGGATTTCAACGGCGAGCGGACCTACACGCTGGCGCTCGAAAGCTCGGGCGAAGTGGTGGTGTCGTGAACGCTGTCGCTGGTTCGTCTGGCGCAAGCGCCAACCCCGTGAGGGGGGAGGCGGCGCTGACCGTGGCAGGCCGCACCATAACGCTACGCCCGACCTTCGCGGCGCTGGTCGCCGCCGAGGGCGAACTAGGCCCACTGTTCGCACTCGTCGAGCGCGCGGCGGGCGGCGGGCTGACGCTGAACGAACTCGCCGGGCTGCTGTGGCACTGCGCCATCGATTCCGGCGAGCGTGGGGCCTTCTGCGACGCGCTGGTCGCGGGAGGCCTTGCGGCCGCGACGCCGGCGCTGCGCGTGCTCCTCGGGCAGATCCTGGGTGGGCGCTGACTTCGCGTCCGCCGCCGCCCGCGCCGCGCACATCGCGCAGGGGCTGGGCTGGACCCCCGACATTTTCTGGGCGGCGACGCCCGCCGACCTGCGCCTGGCGCTCGGCCCGCCACCCGAAACCCCGGGCGACGGCGACGTGCTGCGGCGTCTGATGGAGGCATACCCCGATGGATGAACTGGACACGCTGGTGGTGCGCGTGCGCGCCGATACCAGCGGCTTCACGAGCGGCGTCGCCGACATGCGCGCGCAGCTCGACGGGCCGCTGGCGAGCGGGCTCGACACTGCCGCACGCGGCCTCGAACGCGCGCTGAGCCGCGCCGTGACGACGGGCAAGTTCGGCTTCGACGACCTGAAGCGCGTCGCCGTCGCGGCACTCGCGGACATCGCCGCGAGCGCGGTCAAGGCCGACCTCGGCGCGCTGTTCGGCGGCAGCGGGGGAGGGGGCGGCGGGCTGCTCGGCTCGATCGCCAGCCTGTTCGGCGGCAAACCCGGCCGCGCCACCGGCGGCCCGGTCACCGGGGGCAGTGCGTACCTGGTTGGTGAGCGTGGCCCCGAACTCTTCGTGCCGACCGCCGCCGGGCGCGTCCAGCCGCTCGGTGGGCGCGGCACGGTCAACGTCACGGTCAACGTCGCCGCGCCGCGCGATGCCGCGCCGCGCGTCATGGCGCAGACCGGCGCGCAGGTTGCCCGCGCGGTGTCGCGCGCGCTCGACAAGGCGGGTGCGTGATGGGGCACTGGCTGGCAACCGCCGCCGACCGGCGGCGTACCGACTGGGTCAAGCGCTTCGACCCGCGCTTCTGGACGGTCGACTTCCCGCGCCCGATGCTGGCGTCGGTGGTGACGACGGGGCCGCGGTCCCTGCGCGTCGACCTGGCATTCCAGCAGCCCGGCGACCTCGCGGGTCTGATCTGGGCGAGCGAGGACCGCTACGACCACCCGCTGCTGGGGTACGCGACCAACCGCGACTATCGCGGCTGTACGCTGCGTTTCCGCTGGCAGGCGTCGGGGGTGGTGCCGCTCGATGCCGTCGGCGGCTCGGTCCTGACCATCGAAGGGCGCGACGCCGCGGGCGAGCCCCGCACCTGGTACGTCCGCCTGTGGAACTACGCCGAAGGCACGCCCGCCGACTGCATCGTCGCGCTCGATTTCGACGCGCTCGACGGCGGCTTCCTGCTGCCCGCCGAGGCGAGCCGCGTGTGGGCGGGCGATATCGACCGCATGTTCGTCTCGCTGGTGCCTGACGGCAGCCCCGGGGCGGGGGTGCTCGAGCTGTCGGACATCGCGTGCGACGGACCGGGGTCGGTGCTCGCGATCGGCGACGCCTTCGTGCCGCCGCACGGCTTGCGCATCGCGAGCGGGTACGACGACAGCTATAACCTGACGCCCGCGCGGCTGGTGCGGAACTGGCTGCAGCTCGGCTACACCGACCTCGTCGATCACTATGTGGGCATGAGCCACTTCCCCGCGCTCGGCCCCGACGGGCTTGCGAGCGGCGGCATCGCGGCGCCGGCGGCGGCGTGGCATGCCGACCTGCTGAGCCGCTGCCGCGCCGCGGGGCTCGAGGTCATCCTGTCGCTGTCGTTCGAGCTGTTCGACGCGATGTGCCCGGCCGACTGGAAGCAGCGCGACGCCGACGGCGCGCCTGCCGCGACGGGATACACCCCGCCCTCGACCCTGTTGTCGCCCTGCTCGGCGCCCGCGATGGCGTGGCTGCAGGGCACCGCCGCCGACTTCGCCGCACTGGCGCGCGCGAGCGGACAGCCGGTCCGTTTCCAGGTCGGCGAGCCGTGGTGGTGGGCGGGGCCGGACCAGCGGCTGTGCGCCTATGACGCCGCGACGCGCGAGGCGTACCTCGCCGATACCGGGCGTACCGCCCCCGAGATCCGCGACGTGCGCGGCATGACGACGGCGGCCAAGCGCGACTTCCTCGACTGGCTCGGCATCAAGCTCGGCGCGGCGACGCTCGCCCTGCGCGACGCGGCGGACGCGGACGAGACGCTGCTGCTGTTCTACGCCCCGCAAGTCGCGCGGACCGACGCGCCCGACCTGGTGCGCGCCAACCTGCCCGCAGCCTGGGCCAGTCCCGCGTTCGATATCCTCCAGCTCGAGGACTATGATTTCGTCACCGGCGGCGACTTCGCAGGGCAGGTGCGGACGCGGGCGCTGGGCGATGCGCTCGGCTATCCACTCGCGCGCCAGCATTACCTGTCGGGCTTCGCGCTTGGCCCCGCCGACTGGCCGCGCATCGTCGCGGCGGCGGACGCCGCGCGTGCGCGGGCCGTCGCCGAGACCTTCCTCTGGGCCTGGCCGCAGATCGCGCGCGACGGGCTGACCTATTTCGACATCGCAGGAGACGAGACCGTGCCGGCCTTCCACGACGTGCGCTTCCCGCTCGACCTCGGCTACGGCGCGACCGGGGGCCCGCAATTCTCGACCCAGGTCGTCACCACGGGGTCGGGGTACGAGCAGCGCAACAGCGGCTGGGCGGACGCGCGGCTGCACTATGACGCCGGCGTCGGGGTGCGGTCGGAAGCCGATTTGAGCGCGCTGATCGCCTTCTTTCGCGCGCGCCGCGGGCAGGCGCACGCCTTCCGCTTCAACGACCCGCTCGACAATGACGCGATCGTCGAGCCGCTGGGGCAGGGCGACGGGGTGCGCACGCGCTTCGAACTGGTGAAGACCTATGGCGAGGGCGACGACGCGCAGGTGCGGCGCATCACGCGGCCGGTGGCGGACAGCGTCGCGGTGACGATCGACGGGGTCGCAGCGACGGGCTGGACGGTCGCAGATTTCGGCAACATCGACTTCGCCGTCGCGCCGCCCGCCGGTGCAGCGGTCGCGGCCAGCTTCGCCTTCGATGTGCCCGTCCGTTTCGCCGACGACCGTATCGACGTCGGGCTGGCGGGGTGGCGCGCCGGCGAGCTGCCGTCGGTCTCGCTGATCGAGGTGCGTGAGGCATGATCGACGCCGAAGTCACGACCCTCGCCATCCTGTGGCGCATCGCGCGCGCCGACGGGGTGACGCTGGGCTTCACCACGCACGATGCGCCGCTGGGCGTCGGCGGCATGACCTACGACAGCGCGCCGGGGATGGTGCCGTCGGCGATCTCGACCGGCGACGGGCTGGAGGTCGACACGATGGAGGTCGCGGGCGCGCTGTCGGCCGCCGCGATCACCGCCGCCGACCTTAGCGCGGGGCGCTACGACGGCGCGCGCGTGACGGTGAGCATGGTCGACTGGCGCGCGCCCCACGGCGCGGTCCTGCCGCTGGCGCGGGGCACTTTGGGCGAGGTGTCGCAAAGCACCAGTGGGCAGGGCGGCAGCTTCACCGCCGAACTGCGCGGGCCGACCGCTTCGTTCGACGCGAGCATCGTCGAGCTCTGCTCCCCCGAATGCCGCGCCGAACTCGGCGACACGCGCTGCCGCGTCGATCTCGCGGGGCTGACGGTGGCTGCGACGGCGAGCGAGGCCGAACCGGGGCGGGTGGCGGTGAGTGCCGCGGACCCGCGCTTCGCCGGCGGCCGTCTGCGCGTGCTGGCGGGGCCGAATGCGGGGCTCGACCGCCGCATCGTCGACACGGGGGCGGACACGCTCGACCTCGATGAGCCTCTGCCCTTCGCGCTGGCGGCGGGGACCCGCGTCGAGCTCCGCGAGGGTTGCGACAAGCGTTTCGCGACGTGCCGCGACCGCTTCGCCAACGCGCTCAACTTTCGCGGCGAGCCCCACGTGCCTGGCGGCGACCTGCTGACGCGCTTCCCGGGGGTTTGATTACGTCCCCCTAGTCGATCCGATTATGGCCGATCCGCGGCGCGCTTTCTATTCAAGGCAGACAGATGTTGCGTACGGAGGCGAAGTGCCATGAGTTTCGATGTCAGCCGGGCGAGCGCCACGTCGCAGCCCGACCTGCAGCAGACGCGGGCCCGGACGGCCGATCCGGTGCAGACGGCGGTCGATCGCATCAACAACGCGATGAGCGAAGGCATCACCGACTGGGATGTCTCGCATGGTGACCTAATGGACGCGCGCAGCGCGCTCAACGGCTTGACGCCGACACAGGTCAACCAAGTCATCAGTCGCCTGTCGGACGACACGCTGCGCCAGTGGAACGGCGAGATGAACGGCCTGTCGGGTGCTCTCAGTGCGGACGAGAAGCGCGATCAGCTCAACTTCCTTGCGCAGAACCTCGCCCCGGATCAGCTGGCGCGCGTGTCACAGCAGTTCCGCTTCGGCACCGACGCGCAGGCCTTCGCGACCGCCGTCGGCACGTTCCGCGATGCGGGCACGGTCGGTGCCTTTGCATCGAGCGTCCTGTCGACCCCCGACCGCGACACCGCGACGGCGTGGAATAACAACGCCAATCTTGCGGCGAACGCGATCGGCGAAATGAATTCCTCAGCCCGGCTCAATACGGCGCTGGGCGCGCTGACCAGCGACCAGCGGGCGCGGATGCTCAACGAGACGGTGTGGACCCCCAAGGGCATCGAGGCGACCGCCTTCAACAAGGTAACCGGCGCGATCGCGCAGTACGGCACGCTGACCCAGCGGACCGAGGCGTTCACGACGATTGCGCGGCACAATGCCGAGTTCCGCGACGGGCTGGGCTCGGTGCCCTTCTCCTCCCAGGATTTCCCGGCATTGAATACGCCCTATTCGGCGATGCGATCGCTGTTCGCCAGCGATCCGCGGGGCATGACCGAGCTCATGTCGAGAAACGGGAGCGGGATGCAGGATCTGACCAATTTCCTCGAGGTTGCGGTCATCAAGGGCGATTTCCGGGAAATCGGTCAGTGGGGAATGACGGTGCGGCGCGGAGAGGCTATTCCTGGCACTGATCAGAGCGATTTTGCCCGGGCCAACTATGACTTCGACCGTGATCCCAACGCCTCCGACTATCGTAATGCCGCCGTCTCCGGCGCGTTCACCGGAGCGGCCATGACCGCAGCGATCAACGTCAACCTCGACGCGGGCAAGCGCCAGGCCCTTGCGATGTCCTTGGTGACGGGCGGCATCAGCACAGCCGCTGCAGCAGCGCCCGTTGCGGGCCAGATTGCGGTGGGCGTAGGCTCGACCGTCGGTCAGCCGGTTGTTGCGGCGCTGCTCGAGGGGGCGGGCAAGGATCGTGGGGACTTCTTCGCCGCTATCAGTGAAGCGGGTATGGCGCGAGACGCGAACGGTTTCCTTCCGCCGATCGGGGGCGGTGCTCGCAGCACTTTCAACTCAGCTGTCAGCGAAGTCCTGCATGCCCATGAGTATAGGTAA